TCAATCCACGAGGCCGAAGTAGATCAACGCGGAAAAGCCTATGAAGGCCAGGACGCCCAGGCGCGCGATCCATTTGAAGCCGCCCTCGACGCCGCGATCGAAGCCGGCAATCCATTTCGACGGAAGGAAAAGGCGCACCAAAGCGAGGCCTGTGGCGAGAGCGACGCCGGCAATCACGCCAATGATAAGAAGCATTCCCATGGTTACAGCCTATTGTCCCACCAAATGATTTTGCCGATGATTTTCAAGGAACCTGACGTCCTGAAGTCGAACATTTCGATTGGGTAATCGCCTAAATTGTCGCTGAAAATGGCGACGTGATCGTGATCGACGCGAATAAGGCGCTTGAGGCGTAGTTCTCCATTGTCAAAAAACACGTAAATATTCGAGGAAGCCGTGAGTTGCTTCCCCTGGGCGGTCCTATAGTCTGGATCGGGCAGCGTGGCCTGATTGCGGTCCACGATCAAAAGAGCATCGTTCAAGATCGTGGGGGCCATGCTATCGCCTTTGGCCCTGAGGCTTTCAAGACGAGCGGAATAGGCCGCTTGCCCCATGAGTTTCTCAAGGAAGAATATCGGGAATTCGAACTCGGCCTCAGCCCTCACCACATCGGCAAGAGCGCCAAGGCCCGCTGAAGCGAAGACGTCGAGAACGGGTATCGCGACGGTTCCAGCGCTCTTGCTCGGCGGCAACGCCGAGGCCTCCGGCTCCGCGCGCATGACGGTTGAGGGGCTTTGACCAACAGCAAAAGCAATCGAGATGAAGTGATCGACGCGGATCGGCGCGCGACCAGTGAAGTAATCCTTCAGCGTATTCTCTGAAAGCCCCGTCTTTCGCGAAATCTCTTTGCGTTGAGCGACGCCCTGAAGGGCATCTCGCAGAAATCGCGCGATCATCTCGCCCATAAGCGACGCCCGATTGTGCAGCGGGCCTCGCGGGATGTCGTAAAAGGATGAAATTTCGGACGAGACAGAGAGGACGGGATCATCCTCTCCGGGGAAAAAATCAGCCGGCGGCGTATTGCAGGCGACAGCGATCAGCAGAAATCGATCAACGGACGGGGATGTGCGACCGTTCTGATAGTCCACCAGAGTTTTTTCAGGGATTGACGTTAACCTACTGATTTCGCGTCGTTTTTTTGGGTTCTGCAAATATCTTTGCAGCACGTCGAGGAAATGCGCGCTGAGTTCGCAGGCTTTAAAGTCGACCTCTCTGGCGGAAATGTCCGTCATTTCTGAAAACTCAGCTTGACGCGAGAGCGATGATATATGAGAAATCAAAGAAAGCTGATTTCTCAGGAAACATTGTCCGTGCCGTCACACGTTCCCCCTTCCAAATGGCATCGTGAGGACATCAAAGCCGAGGTCCGCAAGCGCGGATCGACGCTTGCCGAACTCGCCAAAAACGCTGGTTTGGCGCCGGCCTCGTTGAGCTATGCGCTGGCGAAGCGTCATCCGCGCGCCAATCGAACTATCGCCGAGTTCATCCGCGTCCCCCTCCATGAACTCTGGCCGGCTTTTTATCCGCCGCCGCGCCCCGAAGCTACACCTGAACGCGCGCCGTTGTCCCACAAAAAAGGGGCTTGAAATGGTCGGACACGCGCTCATAGACGCCGACCTCCGGGACATGGAAGTCTTGCTTGGGCCGTATTTCGGCAACGGTCGCCGACCGAATTTCTGGCCCGATGCCGACGTGCGGCGCTTCGTCTTTGCCGCGCACCGTCAGATGACGATCGAAACCTGTCGCGCTGCTTGCGCCGAGCGGTTCGGACCGGCGCGGACGCCCAGCAAATCCGCCGTAGGCCGGTTCTGGTGCGTCATAGACCGGGCGCGCAAGCGCGATCGCAATTCCCTGAAGTGAAACCCCCAAGAGGTTGTTTTGATGGCCTTGCCGCATTTTATTGACATCAACAAGATCGACACTCGGAACAGACTGCGCGAGTTCGATCCTGACGTTGTCGAGTTCATGGTCCCGTCGATCCGAGACGGTGGAGGAAAGCCGCGCCAGCCGATCATTGTTCGCCCGTTCGCAGCGGATGGGTTCGACTACAAGTTGGTCATTGGCGGACACCGCATCGAATGTTTCCGGCTGTTGAAAATCGACCAGCTTGAGGTCGGCGAGCACGGACACGTCATCATCCGCAACATGAGCGATGACGAAGCGCAACTCGCAGAAATCGACGAAAATCTGATGCGGAACGAGCTGACGCAGCTCGACCTCGCGACGTTCGTCTCTACCCGTCAAGCTGTCTACGACCGCATCTATCCCGATAAGATAAATGGCAAGTCTAGGAATTCAAAGGCGGTTCAAAATTCGCAAAGTTTGCGAACCTTCGGAGAGCGCTTTTCCAAGAATATTGCGCGCAAGCTCGGCGTGTCCGAGCGGACCATTCAATATCTGGTCGAGATCTCCAAAATTGACCGTGAGGCCATGCACGACCTTCGCGGCACGCCGATTGAGGACAATCAGCGGGAGTTGCTGGCGCTGGCGAAACGCTCCGTCGATGAGCAGCGCCAGATCGCGCTAGCGATCCGGGACGGCCGGGCCAAGGCCGTCGCGCCCGCACTGGTCGCGGTCGGGCTGTCCGAGCCGCCGCCGGTCGAGCCGCCGCAGAAGCGGATTTACGCGGAGCTTGTTGGCGCCTGGGAACGTGCGGACAAGACCACGCGCGACGAATTTCTCGCCTTCGCCGGCCTCTCCTACGCGAGGGCCGCGAAGAAATGATCCACGCCGACCGTCTTCTCCTGCTCGTGTTCTGCCTTGGACCCTGGGGGGGTGGCGGCGGTCGTCATCGGCGCCGCGCTCGTCCTCGAATGGCGCGTGCGCCGCCTACGCGAGACGTCCGCCGACGTCGCTGATGTCGAAGTTGCTGACCGCAATCGTTCGGTCTGGTGATCTGATCCATGAAGTCCTGGTTGACCACATCCGACCTCGCCGCCGCCGCCTTGCCGGGCTATCCCGAGAGCCGCAAGGGCTGGGATTTGCTCGTCGAGCGTGAGGGCTGGGCGGAACGGCCTGGGCTTTGCCGCACGCGTTCGGGGCGCGGCGGCGGTCTTGAATATCATGTGGACCTGCTGCCTCCCGCTGTCTTGGCGGCCTATGTCGCCAGGACGACCGGCCGTGTCGTTGTGGCTGAGGAGGACCGGCTGCTCGCCGAGGCCTCGGAGCCGGAGGACGTGCAGGCGGCGGCGCTGGATCATCGCGATGCGCGGCTCGCGCTGCTTGATGCGGCCGACCGCATCGCCAAGGCCGGCTCCATGACGCGGAAGACGGCCGACACGATCTTCTGCGCCCATTACAACGCCGGAAAAATCGAGGTCGATGACTGGGTCCGCGCGGCGGTGAAGGAAGTCTCGCCGCGCTCGCTGCGGCGCTGGCGCGATCTACGCGCCGCCCGGCAGATCGGCCGCCTGGCTGTCGACCGCGGCGCCGGCCGGCGCGGCAAGGGCCGGCTCGATGCGCCGGAAGTGCGCGTATGGCTGCTCGCTTACATCGCGCACCAGCCGCATTCGTCGGCGCAGCGCGCGCACGGCTATCTCAAGGCGCAATTCCCCGACATCGAAGTGTCTGTGAAGACGGTTGAGCGCGCTTTAATCGCTCTTAAAGAGGTCGAAAAAGTCGCTCTCACCCGCATCACTAATCCCGATGCTTGGAAATCGAAATACGAGATCAGCGGCTCCAATTCCAACGCCGTCACCCGGTTGAACGAGCGCTGGATGATCGACGCATCGCCGGCCGACGTGCTTCTGACCACCGGGCGTCATTCGATCTATGCCGCTATCGACGTTTTCTCGCGTCGCACCATCATTTACGTGACCAAGACGCCGCGCGCGGAGGCGGTTTGCCTGCTGTTGCGCCGGGCGCTGCTGGCCTGGGGCGTGCCGGAGAAGATCAAGACCGACAACGGCAGTGATTTCAAAGCGCGCCGCACCGAAGGTTTGTTGCGCGCGCTGGAAATCGAGATTGAGGTGTCCGCGCCGTTCGATCCGAAGGCCAAGGCGCATGTCGAGCGTGTGATCGGCACGTTTCAGCACGATTGCGCGTCCGATTTGCCGGGCTTCATCGGCCACAGTGTCGCTGATCGCAAGGTGATCGAGGAGCGCCGCGCCTTCGCGCAGCGCATCGGCGAGACAGACGACAATATTTTTTGCGTCGAGCTGGACGCCAAGGGCTTGCAAGACCGCTGCGACCATTGGGCCAGCGTGCGCTATGAGCACCGGCCGCACGGCGGTCTCGGCAAGAAGACACCTTTTGAGGTCGCGGCCTCCTATCGCGGGCGCATTCGGCGGATTGACGACGTGCATGCGCTCGATCTGTTGCTCGCGCCGATTGCTGGCTCTGATGGGCTGCGCACGGTCACCAAGAGCGGCGTGCGGATCGATAATTCGCTGTACATGGTGCCATCGATCCTGCCCGGTGAGCGCGTCTTCGTCCGCATGGACCCCGCCGACCTCGGCCGCATCTATTGTTTCACCGAGGACGGCCTGACCTATCGCGGCGAGGGCGTGTGTCCCGAACTGGCCGGCGTCGATCCCATTGCGCTGCTGCAGCAGACCAAGAAGGCGCAGGCAGAATTGCTGGCCGAGCGCGCCGCGCCGATCCGCCGCGAGCTGCGCGCGCTGAAGAAGAACAAGGCGGCGCTTGCCGCCGAGATCGCGCGAGCCGAGGCGGAGAAGGCCGGCAAGCTGGTAGCGCTGCCGCGTCCCACGGAAACCTATTCGACGCCCGCACTCGAAGCGGCGCGTGGCGCCATTGACGGCCATGCGGAGGCGCCATCCGCGCTGGCGCCCGCCGCCAATATCGACCGCGTCATTCTCGCGCCGCAGCCCGCCCTCGCGGTGCTGCCCGAGACCCGTCACCAGCGCTTCGCGCGCGCCAGACAGATGGAGGAGCAGGAAAAAGCAGGGATCGCATTGAGTATTGAGGACGCCCGCTGGCTGGCGGGCTACCGGGCCGGCGCCGAGTACCGCGCCATGGCCGCTGTGCAGGCTTTCGCGGAGCAGTCCACGAAAAGATGAAGCCCCTGAGCTGGAACCTCAGAGGCTTCGATATTCGCAAACCGATTTATAGGAGCAGAAGATGGCAGAAACGCCAAAAACCGTCAATACCGGGCAATCGCTGATCGTGCTCAGCAATGTCCTCGCGTTCGTCGAACTGGCGATGTTGGTTAAGGACCGGTCACCGGGCCTGCCGAATTTCGGTGTGTTCTCAGGGTTCTCCGGCTACGGCAAGACCTACGCCGCCGCTTACGTTCGAAATTTGATGCGCGGAATTTATGTCGAAGTCGGCTCGTCTTGGACGGCCAAGACGCTGGCTACGAACATCCTTTACGAGTTGGGAATCACGAATCCACGCGGCGCCGTCGCTGATCTGATCGAACAGATTGTCCGGCTGCTCGGCGATCAGCCGGACCGCCCGTTGATCATCGACGAAGCCGACAAGATGGTGACCAAGGGCTATGTCGAGATCGTCCGCGAGATCGCCGACAAGTCGCAGGTGCCTGTCCTATTGATCGGCGAGGAGGCGCTGCCCCAACTGCTGGTGCGCATTGAGCGCGTCCATAACCGCGTGTTGAAATTCGTGCAGGCGCAGCCGTGCGATGTGGAAGACACCAAGGCGCTGGCGAACATGATCCTCGGCGACACGCCGATTGAGGACGCGCTGGTGCTGGCTGTGCGCGAGAAAACACAAGGGCGGGCGCGCCGCATCGTCACCAAATTTGCCAACGCCCGCGATTGGGCGGCGACCAATCAGCCCAAGGACGGGCTGACGCTGGCCAACTATGGCGCGCTGATCGCGACCGGCGACGCGCCGGCCCTGCGCAACGGCAAGCTGTGAGGGACGGCCATGACACACACCCTCAAGGTTTCCCTTATGCGCTCCCCCGCCTTCTACTGGAAGGCGGCGTGCGAGTTCGGGCCGAAGGGCTTCACCACCGCCGACCTCGCAGGCTGCACCTGCGGCGTGGCCTATGCCACGGTGCGTAACTGGATTCGCGTGATGCGACACGAAGGCGAACTCGTCGTGGTCGGTTCTGTTCCGTCGCTCGCCGGCAAGCCCAAGCACGTCTACGCCGTCAAGCGCCCGCGCGCCAAAGGCCCCGGCGTACGTCGGCCCGAATCCGATGGCTCCTACGGGCTGATCACGGAGCAAATTTGGCAGACAATGCGGATGCTGAAGGGCTCCTGGACGACCGAAGAGTTAGCTCTGGCGTCCTCGACCGAAGAAGTGGTTGTGCTGCGCAACACGACCCAGAGGTACGTGCGATCGCTGGTTCGCGCTGGGATCGTTCAGCTCGTTAAACCGTCGGTGCGGACCAACCGGGGCTCGATTGCCGCGCGCTACAACCTGACACGCACTGGCAACACCGGGCCGTTGCCGCCGAAGTTGCTGCAAGCGGAATTTGTTTACGACCAGAACACCCAAAAGATCGTCGGCGAAAGCGAGGTGCGCAATGGCCTCGTCTAAGACGAATTTCATGGCTAACGCCGAGCGCAACTGGGGCGAAGCTATGCCCGATTGGGTGAAGGCTCTCGCCGAGGAGGCCACCCGAACCTCCGGCACCGAAATGGCGCGGCGGCTGGGCTATTCGCCCGCTGTGGTCACCGGCGTGATCAACGCGACCTATGCTGGCGATCTTGCCACCGTCGAAGCCAAGGTGCGCGGCCTGCTTATGAACGAGACGGTCGATTGCCCCGTGCTCGGCGAGCTGACCCGCGATCGGTGTCTTAACGAACAGAAGATGAGCCGGATCGGCTCGTCTTCCCTGCGGGCGCGGATTTCCCGCGCCTGCCGGTCCGGCTGTCCGCATTCGCGGCTGTCGAAGTCCGAGGGAGGCGCCGATGTCTAGGGCCAATGGTCTGATCGCCTGGCGTGACTATCTCGCCAGCTACGAGGGCGGAGTCGAGCTGTCGAAGCTGTCGCTTGACATGCTGGTGATGACGCTCGCAACGGCCATCGCCGAGATCGAGGCGCTGGAGCAGCCCGAGCGCCAGGACTGGCTCGCCGTCAAGGCGCGCCAGGAGCAGGCCTCGTCCGGGTACGCCGACGCTGTCGTCGCCGGCGTGCGCGATGGCAAGGTGGCGGTGCTGGCGCAGGCCCGCATGGCGCGGCTCATTGCGGCCGAAGGAGGCGTCGCATGATGCGCGCCTATCTCCTCACCCTTGTGGCGGAGGCGTGGGACCTCACCGTCGACGAGGTCCGCACGCCCACCAAGCGCCGCGACATTATCGCGGCGCGGGCGGCCTATGCCGAGTTGGCGCGGCGCTACACGCGGGACAGCTCGCGCGAGATCGCCGAGCCGATCCGCTCCTGCGGAAAATCCGTCTCGCACGGCTGGCGGCTGTTCGCCGGCCGCATGGCGCATGCGGACTTCGCGGCGAAGTTCAGCGCCCTTGACGCCGTGCTGGCGCGGCAGCTGCCGCGAACGCCGGAGCGCCGGAACACTCAGCCCAAGCCGTGGCTCAAAGGCAAGCGGCACAAGCCACGTCCCAAGCTCCCCTCGGAAATCCTGCGCGCGCCGAGCAGCGTCAATGACCAGATCGAAAAGGCTTATCTCAATGGCTGAACATCAATCCCATCCCGGCGCGGTCGAAGTCGGCGGCCGTCCCTATTTGCGCGATGCGCGCGGCGCCCTCGTGCCCATCGAAACGATCAAGCCGATGGATCTGCTGATCGACGAGCAGGTGCGAAAAATCCTGAAGTTCGCGACCGAGCTTTCCGCCCAGGTGTCCCGGTTCAAGGGCTACACCTTCACGGATATCGGCTCGCTGCAGGCGCTGGTCGATCAGGAATACGGCGCGAAGCTCGGCGGCGCCAAAGGCAATCTGACGCTGACGTCGTTCGATGGCTGCATGCGCGTGATGCTGCACATGCAAGACCAGATCGACTTTGGCCCGGAGTTGCAGACCGCGAAAAAGCTGGTCGACGAATGCCTGTCGGAATGGGCGGCGGACGCCTCGGCCAATATCCGCGCTTTGGTGACGCGCGCCTTCCAGGTCGACAAGGAGGGCCGGATCAACCGCGCCGAAATCTTCATGCTGCTGCGCGTGGAGATCGCCGACGAACGCTGGCAGCGGGCCATGGATGCGGTGCGCGACTCCATCCGCATCCTCGGGTCCAAGGCGTATCTGCGCTTCCAGACACGGCCCTCGCCCGAGGCGGCCTGGTCCAGCATCACCATCGATCTCGCAGCGGCATGAGGGAGGCTGGATATGAGAGGATTTGCCGAACCGGCGCGCCCAATCGTGGAAGCGATGCTCAAGAAGATCCGTCCAATTATTCTCGAAGCAATGGACGAATGTCTTGCGGAGAGACTGACGCAACAAGAGAGCGTCGACGCTATCCTCGTCGGCCTTCTCTATCAAGCCGGCTTCTATGTCGCCGCTTTTGAGAGGGCCGCCGGATACGAGATTTCCTTCAGCGTGCTGTCGCGTGCGGCCAAGGCAGCCGTGGCTCACGGCCGCACGCTGGTCAAGGAGGCTGCTGATGCTTGAGCTGATGCACCTCGCCTCGGCGGGCCAGCCCGCCTCCGTCGCGCCCCGCGACGTCGTTCTGGTCGAGCACCAGGGCGAGACCTACCGGGGGACCGTGCGCGCCGAGCGCAATGGTCATCTGCTTGTCGACGTCGAAACCTCGCCCAGGCCGATCCTCGTCCTGGTCTATCCCGACGCCATCCGCGACATCCTCGGGAGAGCGTCATGAAAACCCTGCACGTCTACAATCGGCGCGAGATCATGCGCCGCGCCCACCAGATCGCCCGCGAGACCCGCGAGGCGATAGCCCGCAAGGCCTGGGAAGACAGCCGCGAGGTCATTTGCGGCAAGATCACGCACACGAGGACGTTGAAGGCCTGCCTCGCGGCGACGCCGGTCGACTTCTCGGCCGCGATGAAGGCAGCCTGGGCGGAGGCCAAGCGCGGCGAGCCCGCGCGCGGCGTCGTGGATCGTTCGCGCGCGCTGGTCGTCCTGCGGCCTACCGGCGCGCTGGCGACCCGTCGCCCCCGCTTCCGCTTCTCGCGCGTGCTGCCGCTGCTGCGGCGCTTCGCGGCGTTCGTCGCCAGCCGGTACATCGGGAGGGCCGCGTGAGAGTCCTCGTCTACAATCTGACGACGCTCGGCTTCGCGTTGGCGGCCGGCGCCCAGATCGCTCGTGCGGACTGGTGGTTCGCCCTCGTTTGTGTCGCGGGCGCGGTCGTCTTTCTCGCGCTGGCCATGGATGAGGTGCGCCGGCGCGCGCTCGCGGAATTCGAGGACGTCTCCTTTCGCGCCTTCATTGGAGCGCGCCGTGGTTGAGCGGCGCGTCTTCAAGCCGAAAAACGGCGCGGTGGCGCGCGCCTTCGAAACGACCTGGTGCGAGCATTGCTCGCGCCACGGTTCCGCCGCCGATCATTCGGGCTGTTGGATTTTGTTCGCGGCGGCGATCTACGACGCCGAGCAGCCGGAATATCCGCAGGAATGGATCCTCGGAGATCACGGGCCGGAATGCACGGCCTATGAGGCGACGCCGTTCCCTCCCGACGCGGCCAAGCATCCCGACTATGCGCGCGGGTTTCTCGACGCCGTCGCCGGGGAGATCACGCCGCTCGACGCCAGCTTTTACTATTGCTGCGGCTTTTCGGCCGGACTGCGCGCCAACGCGGTGTTCAACCGCGTGAACGTGCTGGTGGCGCGCGGCGGCGTCGGCATTTTGGCGGAGGGGCGGCGATGAGTCCGCGCCTCGACCAGACGCGCGCGATCCACGCGCTCCGCCGCGCCTCCGGCATGACCGAGGACGACTACCGGGCGCATCTTGAAGGCCGCTTCAAGGTGGTTTCAAGCCGCAATCTGACCGAGGCGCAGGCAGGCGTCCTTCTTGACGATCTGCGCGTGGCGGCAGGACAGCCCAAGCCCGCCGCGCGCTCGACGCGCGCTTCGGGGAAATTCGCCCCGGTGCTGCAGGCGCTGTGGCTGTCGGCGTACAATCTCGGGATCGTCGAGACCCCGAACGATGCGGCGCTGCTGGCCTTCGTGAAGCGCCAGTGCAAGGTCGATCATGACCGCTTCCTGCAGGATGGCGAGGCGGCGGCGCCTGTGATTGAGGCGCTCAAGGCGTGGATAGCGCGAGAGGCGAGCGTCGAGTGGGCGACCGGCGCGCGCGCGGCGACGCAGAACAAAATCCGCGTCATCACCGCCATTGCGCGGCGCATTCGCGCGGCCGGACTCGAGTCCTTCGATCTGACGCGCTTCGCCGCGCTGGAGGGCTTCGGCGAGCCCGACCAATGCACCGATCGGCAGCTCGACAAGCTGGCCACGAAAATGGGCGCGGTGCTGCGCCGGCAGATGGGGAGGGCTTGATGCAGGTGAAAATTCGCCTTGAAGGCGTCGACAAAGCGCGCCTGACCGCCCTGGCTTCGGCCGCAGGATCATCGGTTGAGGAGACCGCGCACTCCATCTTGGCCTGCGTGCTCGCCGACGACGCCAGGATGCATGAGACGGCGGCGCCCGCCGCCCAGGCGCCGGAAATTGAGATCGGAAAAGCGCAGATCAAGACGATCAAGGCCTTCGCCAGCGTCGGCAACGACGCCCGGTGGATCGCCCGGCGAGTCGATCTGCCGGTCGGGATCGTGAAATCCATTCTTAAGTCGAAATAAGCGCCATGTTTCAGTTTGGTTTGACGGCCCGCATCAATCTGAATAGGTTTTCGCCGTCCGGTCCCGCCGTGGAAAGCGGCCTGGATAATCACCGTAAGCGGCTACGCCCCGAAATCGCGTCGATCGACGTGCATCCGGGAGCCGCGCGCGTATGTCCAGGGCTTGGCGCGCCGCAAGGCGACCCTGAGCCTAAAGGCTCGCGGGCATCGGCTTACGGCGGTGTTTCCAACTCCCGGAGTCCGCGTCAGCGGGCTCAGAGAGGTGTTCGTTGTGAGTATTACGTTTTCCGATTGTTCGGGCGCCCAGCGGTGCCCCGTTCTCGCGCTCGACGTGTCGCACCAGGATTTTCTGGATTATTGCGCTGTGCACCGCAATTTGGCGATCGCCAGCAACAGGACGGCGGCGTTGGTGCGTGCGATGCGCGCCGTCGCATCTATGATCGCCGAGGGCCGCGCCCTTTCTGTTACACAGGAAGATATAGCCGGTTTGATGGATCTGCTGACGCATCAGGCCGAGTTCATCCAGCGTCAGCTCGACGCGGTGACCGACCAGGTAGTCTGAAGGTTGATCGCGACGTTCATGCGGCGAGGTCCGCATGAACACGCTCGACGCACTCCTGATCGAAATGCGCCTGACCTATGCAGAGCGGCGCGACCGCCTGGAAGCTGCGCAGATGGCGCTCGTCCGCGGAGACAAGCGCGCCCCGTTCACGGTCGAGGAAATAGCCAAGCGGCGCGGGCGCCTGCCCCAACTCGAAGCGGTTGGGCGCGGCCTTGCGGTCATCGCAGGCCGGCGTGGAGAGGTCCCGGCGTGGATTCTTGAAGCGTTTGAGGGAGGCCAGGATGCCTGACCTTTTCCCGCCGCTCCCGCGTCGCCGCTACGACATCATCTCCGCCGATCCGCCTTGGACTGTCGAGACCTATTCGCCCAAGGGCTGGGAGAAGGCGCCGCAGAAGCATTACGCCTGCCTGTCGATCGAGGACATTTGCGCCCTCGATGTCGGCAGCGTGGCGCGGCCTGACGCCTGGTTGTTTCTCTGGACGTCCGCCCCGCTGCTGGAGCGCGCCTTCGAGGTCATGCGCGCCTGGGGCTTTCCCTATTGCACGCGCCTCGCTTGGCGAAAGGTGACGCGGATCGGGAAGGTGCGCACCGGGCCGGGCTTCGTGGTGCGGACGCAGCACGAGGACATTCTGATCGGCAAGCGCGGCGGTCCAGTCTATGCGAGCGCGCTCGAATCCCTGCTCGACGCGGCCGAGGGCACGATGTTCGACGGGATCGCGCGACGGCACAGCGAGAAGCCCGAGGAGTTTTACACGGCGGTCGAGCAGTTCAAACCGATCGCTTTCCGGCTCGACCTGTTCTCGCGCACCAACCGGCCCGGCTGGGATTGTTGGGGCGACCAGGCCGGCATTTTCGGGGAGGCGGCCGATGCCGGATGAATATTTCTACCTGCCGGGCGTGTTGCGCGAGATCGCCGAAGTGGCTGGCCTGCCGGCGGCGCTGGCCATCGCCGAGGCCAAGGGAGGCACGCGCGCCCATTTTCCTGTGCGCACAGCGCAGGGACACTGGTTGCCGGAGTTAGTTGGCGCCGATGCGGCGGAAAAAATCTGCATGCACTTCCGGTCAACCGCGCGTGGCGGCGTCGGTGTCGACGTCCCACTCGGTCCAAAGGGCTATTACATGAAGGTCCGCAAAAGGGCTCTTGAAATGATCGGCGAAGGCATGTCAACTGACGCCATCGCGCGGCGCTTGGGAGTCTCTCGGACCATGATCAAGCGTATGAAGGCGAGCGAACGCGCGGCGCGCGAGTCTAGAGGCGAGCCTGCGCCGCCTCCGCGTCAAGGCTCCCTCTTCTGATTTAAGTGCTATGAGGGTTCTCTAGACCCCGTAATTGGGGGGTCACGTGACCCCTAGGCTCCTTCGAACCGAAGGAGCCTTTGCTTTGACCTTTCTCGCGACCCCTCTGGGCCTCACGCCGGCCGAATTCACGTTTTACGCCGCCAAGCTCAAATGGCCGCGCTGGCGTCCTGCCTTCATCACCCTGCACAACACTGCCGAGCCGAACCTCAAGCAGTGGGCGCATTTCGGGCTGGGCCACGAGGATGGCGCGCAGCGCATCCGCAACCTCAACCATTACTATCATTCGGAGAAGGGCTGGCATTCCGGCCCGCACCTGTTCGTCGCGCCCGACTTGATCTGGATCGCCTGCGACCTGGAGGCGGACGGCGTCCACGCGAGCTGCTTCAACAAGGTCTCGATCGGCGTCGAAATGGTCGGCGACTATTCGGTCGAGAGCTTCACCACGGGCGACGGCGCCAAGGTGCGCGACAACGCCGCTGCTGCAGTCGGCGCGCTGTGCCATGCGCTCGGGATCGGCCCGGACACCCTGCGATTCCACAAGGAATGTCTGCGCGACCATCACGACTGTCCCGGCAAGAATGTGGACAAGGCCGACTTCATTTCGCGCGTGCGCCAGCACATGGGGGCGGCGGCGTGATCCTGCTCGGGAGCTTCTTGCCGTGAGCCGGGCGAAGAATTCCCGCCCAAGCGGGCGGGAACTGGCCGGGATGTTGTCCCGGATTGCAAACCTCGAAACCAAAGTGAGCACCTGTATGTCCGCAATCGAAGACCTCAAGGCGTCCGTCGCGCGCCTGACTGCGTCGGTGTCCGGCGCCGTCACGACGATCCAGGCGGAAGCCGGCAAGATCAGCGCCGCCCTCGCCGATGGCGACGCCGACGCGATCGAGGCGTCCGTCGCCCAGATCAACGCCGCCTCCGACGCGCTCAACGCCGCCGTGTCGGCCGTGGAACCCGCTCCGGCTGTCGCCGCCGAACCGGCCGCGCCGGCCGCGCCGGCCGAGGCTCCCGAAGCCCAGGCGTAAGGAGTAGCCATGAATCTCGCCACCATCATCGGCAACGGCAAGACCTTCGCAGGCGCCGGCATCCTCATCTCGGCCGGAATTCTGAATTATTTCGGCGCTCTGCCGCCGAGCCTGCATATCGACCTGTCGCCGGCCTCGGCCGTCGCCACCGGCCTGATCTCGCTCGGCCTCGGCGCCAAGCTTCAGACGCTTATCGGCCTGCTGCAGAGCAAATGATGAGCTTCCTCGCGCCCATTTTCGTCTTCCTGGTCGAGGTCGCAAAGGCTCTCAACCTTTGGCAGACGAAATCGGGCCGCGACCAGGACCGGCAGGCGGGCGCCGACGCGCTCGCCTCCGACATCGACGCCGAAACCGTGGAGACCGCCGATGCGCAGCTGGCGAACGATCGGGCTGCTCGCTCTGTCGACGATATTGCTGACCGGTTGCAACACGACGCCGAATCCGAAGATCGCGGCGGCGCTAGCGCCGCTCAAAGCCCGCTGCGGCCAGTCGACCCAATGGACGGCGGCGCAAAAGCGTGATGTCGCGGCGGTGATGCGCCGCGAACGCACAGACCCCGGCATGCAACTGCTGGCGGAGGAATGGGATCGCGAGACCAGCGCGATCCAGATTTGCAGGGACGGCAAATGAGCGCGGCGACTCTCGACGGCGGCCACCTCAAAAGCTTCATCGACCGCATCGAGCGTCTCGAAGAAGAAAAGAAGGCCATCTCCGACGACATCAAGGACGCCTACGCCGAAGCCAAGGGCAACGGCTACGACGTCAAGATCATGCGCAAAATCGTGAGCCTGCGGAAGCAGGACAAGGCCAAGCGCAACGAGGAAGAGGAAATTCTCGACCTCTATATGTCCGCGCTCGACGAATGAGCCGGGCCGCGCTGGTCGAGCGGGAAGCGCGCCGGCGCGCGGTCGAGGGCGGCTTCGACCCGGACATGCCGGCGTCGCAGCTTTCGACGTTCGATGGCGACGACGATCCGATCTGGCGGGTTTACGCCCGCCATGTCGACACGGAGATCGGCCGCCTGGAGGCGGCCGGATTCCAGATTCTTCCGGCGGGGGACGAAGCGTTCCATGCCGTTTTCACCAGTGTTTTGGCGCGCCTCGGGCGCTTGATGGGAATGAGCTGATGGATTCGGGGACGATGGCGCAATGGGGCGCGGTGATCATTGCGTTGACGGCGCTCGTCGTCGCCTGGATCAACCGGCGCACCGACAAGATCGAAGGGCTGGAGACGGCGCAGGACGTGTTGGAGCGCCGGGTCGCCGCGATTGAGACTGAGGTCAAGCACCTCCCCGGCGTGGACCTGGTGCATGAGCTACAGCTCGCGCTGACGCAGATGCGCGGCGACATGAACACGCTGCTGGCGCGCGTCGAGCCGATCAAGGCGATTGCCGAGCGCATGCAGGATTGGGCTCTGGAGGGCCGCGTGAAATGAGCTTCGCAAGTCGCATGGAAGAAGAGGCGCGGCTGGTCATCCTACGGGTTCTTTCCGAGCAGCCGGACCTGCGCGTGAATTCGTCGATGCTGCGCGACGAGCTGGACGCGCTGTGGGGCATCAATCGCACCCGCGACTGGCTGCATGTCCAGCTCGGCTGGCTCGCCGAAATGGGCGCCATCACGGTGCAGGACGTGGCCACGGTCAAAATCGCCACCTTGACCGCGCGTGGCCTCGACCATGTCGAGCGGCGCATCGTGCTGCCGGGCGTGAAGCGGCCGTCGCCGGCGGAGGCGTAAATGGCGGACGGGCGCGGCCGGCTGTCTTCGCTCGACCTGCTGCCCGATGAGGCGCAGGACGATATCGTCTGGGCGATGGGCGAGCTGAACAGGCGCCAGCGGACGCAGGCTGATATCCTGTTCGAATTGAACGACCGGCTAGCGGTGAAGGGGATCGATCCGATCTCTAAATCGGCGTTCAATCGGCGTTCAATCCGGGTCGCCAACGCCGCCAAGAAGATTTCCGAGCGCCGCGCCCTATTCGAAGGGCTGGCGCCGCAGTTCACGCCGGAGAAGATTTCCGAGGCCGATGTCGTGATCGGCGAGCTGATCAAGACGCTCATCACCGAGCTGCTCGATCGCGACGCCGGCGAGTTCGATCCCAAGGGCGCGATGGAGCTTTCCCGCGCCTACAAGCACACGATCGAGGGGCAGAGGCTCAGCGGCGACGCCAAGCGCAGGGCGATGGCGGAATTCGACAAGAAGGTCGCCGGGGCCGTGGACGCGGTGTCCAAGACGGCCGGCATCACCGCCGACGCGCGGCGCGCGATCATGGAGCAGCTCGGCGTAATACAGAAGGGGGCGTAGGGCGTGATCCTCTGCACCAGCATTCCGAAGCCGCGAATTGACGACCGTCTCCGATTGCATCTGATTGGGCGGGAATTCTGCCGCTTCTATCTTTCTCGCGGCGGTGACTCTGCACAGCTCGGATGGTCCGCTGGACGCCTCATGGCTCTGCTTCTCGCTCGGGAAGGCTGTTTTGTGTCTCTGGATGAGACCGTCGATTTCTTGTGGCTCGATGACGCGGACGGCGGCCCGTTGAATGTCGCTAACTCTCGCAACAAGCTTCTGGTCATTCTGAGGCGTTTCGGCTGGCGTTTTGGCTTTTCGATCTCGGTCAATAAGGGCCTCGGCGCGCGGTTGGAGGTCTTGCCCGCGACAATGATCGCTGCATGAGCGCCCTCCCGACCAAAGAGCAGGTCGCCTCCGCGCGCCACATAACGGAAACGGAATGGCGCAAGCTGCGCCTCGATTCCCTCGCCCAAGGGATCGACGCCGGCGACAGTCTCGACGCCATCCTGATTGGCTACCAGCAGAAGCTGCTGCAGACCACGGCCGCTTACCGCGTCACCGTCGTCGAGAAGAGCCGCCGCACCGGGGCCACCTGGGGCGTGGGCGCGCTGGCCGTGCTGACCTCCGCTTCCGCCGTCGGCCAGGGCGGCATGGACTCGCTCTATATCGGCTACAATCTCGATATGGCGCGCGAGTTCATCGACTGCTGCGCCATGTGGGCGCGCGCCTTCAATGAGGTGCTGGTCGGCGAACTCTCTGAATTCATGTTCGACGACGGGCCGGACAAGGCGATCTCCGCCTTCCGCATTCGTTTCGCGAGCGGCTATGAGATCGTCGCTCTGGCCTCGCGCCCGCGCAGCTTGCGTGGTCGCCAAGGCTTCGTGATCATCGACGAAGCGGCCTTCCACGACGACTTGAAAGAGCTGATGAAGGCCGCGCTCGCCCTGCTGATCTGGGGCGGCAAGGTGCTGGTCATCTCGACGCACGATGGCGAGGGCAATTATTACAACGAGCTGGTCAAGGAGGCGCGCTCCGGCGCCAAGGGCTACGGCTATTGCCGCTTCACCTTTGACGACGCTCTGAAAGACGGGCTCTACAAGCGGGTCTGCCTGCGCACCGGCGAGCAATGGAGCGTCGAGGCGGAGGCGGCTTGGCGCGCCGGCATCATCCGCGAATATGGCGACGCCGCCGATGAGGAGCTGTTCTGCATTCCCAGCGAGGGCGAGGGCTCCTGGTTGACGGCGCCGTTGATCGAAGCGCGCGCGCGGGCGTCGATTCCGGTGGTGCGGCTGACATGCCCGAAGGCGTTCACCTTCTGGGCGGATCATTTGCGCCGCGCCTTCATCGACGATTGGTGTGAGCGCGAGCTGCTGCCGCTGCTCAGGAAATGCGATCCCAAGCTGATGCATTTCATGGGGGGCGACTACGGCCGCATCTCCGACCTGACCGTGCTTTGGCCGCTAGCGATCCAGCAGACGATGCGCCGCACTACGCCGTTCGTGGTGGAATTGCGGTCCGTGCCCTTCGACTGCCAGAAGCAGATTCAGAGCTACATTTTCAAGCGGCTGCCGCGTTTCTGCGGCTTCAAAGGCGACGCCACCGGCCTGGGCTTCGCACTGGCGGAGGCGGCGCAGCAGGAGCTGGGCGAGCTTCGCTCCGAGGCCGTCATGCTGAACGTGCCATGGTATCGCGAAAACGCAGAGCCGGTCAAAACCGCCTTTGAAGACGACATGATCGAGATCCCCGCCGACGCCGAGATCGTCGCCGATCTCCGCCTCGTCCAGGTCAAGGGGGGCGTGCCCTTCATGCCGGCGCTGAAGTCGGGCGTGAAGAAGGACCGTCACGGCGACTCTGCTGTCGCGCTGATGCTGGCCTATTCCGCCAGCCGGTCGGCCCTGCACGAATATGATTACGAGAGCGCCGCCACGGTCGCCGAGGACCGCCGCAAACGGGATGCGGCCGAGGATGATGGCATGATCGATCCCAGAGGGCTTTATTGATGGCGAAAAAGAAGAAAGCCCAGTCGGCGAAATCGCTCGATCCTGTCGAGCCTTATACCGGCGAGGCCCCGGAGGGCGAGGCCGGTATGCACGGGCCGTCTCCGCTCCTGGAAGACGGGCAGATTCCCGACCGCGAGCTTTCCATTCCCGAGAAGCAGGAGCTTTCGGAGGAGCTGGCGCGGCCGGAGCTGATCGGCGTCCGCTCGTTCTGGGATCAGAGCGTCGCCAGCGGCCTGTCGCCGGAGCGGCTCGCCGCCATCCTGCAAAACACGAAACGCGGCGACCTCCGGGCCTTCCTTGAGCTTGCCGAGGAAATGGAGGAGCGCGATCTGCATTACCTGTCCGTGCTCTCGACCCGCAAGCGGCAGGTGGCGCGGCTGCAGGCGTCGATCGAGGCGGACAAGGCGCGCGGCGTGGACAAGCGCGTGGCGGAGGCCGTGCGCGATCTGGTCGAGGCGCCCGCCTTTCGCGGTTTGATGAAGTCGATGATGGACGCCTTCGGCAAGGGCTATTCCGTCACCGAAATCATGTGGGCGCAGGAAGACGGGCTGCTCAAGCCGGTCGCCTACGTCTGGCGCGACCCGAAATATTTCACCTTCGACTATGTCTCGCGCACCGAGACCCGCCTCGCCGAGTTTGGCACGATCGACGGCGCGCCGCTGCCGCCGGCCAAATTCGTTGTGCATAAGCCGGAGATCAAATCGGGCATCCCGATCCGGGGCGGTTACGCTTGGCTGTGCGCCTGGTCGTGGCTGTTCAAACAATTCTCGCTCAAGGATTGGATGACGTTCCTCGACGTCTATGGGATGCCGCTGCGGCTCGGCAAATACCACGCCGGGGCGTCGGCCGAGGACAAGCGCAAGCTGCTGCAGGCGGTGTCGCGGATCGCGGTGGACGCGGCGGCGATCATCCCCGAGACGATGATGATCGAGTTCCTGGAGGCCAAGGGATACGCCGACAAACCCTTCGCGGCCTTCGCGGAATATCTCGACAAGCAAATGTCGAAAGCGATCCTTGGCCAGACCATGACCACGGACGGCCAGGCCGGCGGTCTGGCCCAGGCGAAAGTGCATGACGAGGTCCGCATCGACATCCTGGAGGATGACGCGGACGAGGCCGCGATCACGGTCAATCGCGATGTGATCCGCTGGTTTGTCCAGATCAACTACGGCGCCAGCGCCAAGGCGCCGTGGGTGAAATTCCCGGTGGCGGAGCCGCAGGATATCAAGACCAAGAGCGACGCCATCGCCAAGCTGGTCGGCGTCGGGCTGGAGGTCTCGCAGGCCGAGGTGCGCGGGATCGTCGGCCTGCGTGAACCGATCGAGGGCGAGAAGTTGCTGCGACCGCCGGCCGCGCCGCAGGCGGAGCCGGATGGGGACGAGGACGAGGACGAGAGCGGCGAGGCCGATCCCGTCGCCAGCAACCGCGCCAGGGCGCACCGCTGCTCCTGCGGCTGCGGCAGGCCGCTACGCCTCGCCCATAACGCCGCCGCGACCGCGACGCAGCCCGATGTGGTGGACGAGATCGGCGAGGATGAGGCCGCGGACTGGGAGGCGCAGCTCGGGCCATTCGTCGAGCAGATCGAGGCGGAGCTGGAGGCGGCGGCGAGCTTTGAGGATTTCGAGGCGCGGCTTGATCGGCTGGCGGGGCGCATGAACCTCGACCCGTTGCTCAAGCGCTTGATGGTTTCCGCCATGAAGGCGCGCGGCTTCGGACAATCTTCCGGCCCCGGCGGTCGTCTCGATGCCTGACGCCTTCTCGACGGAGCTTTTCGCCAAGCCTCCGGCGGAGGTGCTGCGCTACTTCGATTCAAAGGGCGTTAAACCGTCCTGGCATTATCAGGACTTCGCCGTCGAGGAGCACGCCCACGCCTTCACGGTGGCGAAGTCGGCTGGCTATGACATTCTCGGCGACATCAAGTCGGCGCTGTCCGAGGCGATCCATAATCGGCAGGACTTCGAGGAGTTCCAAAAGAACCTGCGGCCAATCCTCCAGGCCAAGGGCTGGTGGGGCAAATCGGTCGAGACCGACCCGCTGACCGGCGAGACCAGTGTGGCGCAACTCGGCTCCTCGCGGCGGCTGCGGACGATCTATTGGGCCAATGTCAACGGGGCCTATGCGGCGGGCGAATGGGAGCGCATCCAGCGCACTAAGGACATTTTGCCCTACCTCGAATATCTGATCTCGACCGCCGTCCATAAGCGGCTGGAGCATCTGGAGTGGGTCGGCACGATCCTGCCCGTGGATGACGAATGGTGGGCAGAGCACTACCCGCCGAACGGCTGGAATTGCCAATGCCGCGTTCGCCAGCTGTCGGAGTACGAGGCGGAGCAGCGCGGGATCGATCCCGACAATCTTGATCGACCCCAGAGCTTCGGGCGGCGTCCCTATGTGAACAAGCGCACCGGCGAAGTGCGCGACGTGCCTGTGGGCGTCGATCCGGCCTGGGCGGGCAATCCCGGCATGGTGCGCCAGCGCGCCGCGGCCGACTTCTTGGTCGGGAAGCTCGACGCCATGACGCCGGAGATGCGCCGCATCGCCGTCGAGGATATCGCCGGATCGTGGCTGATGCGGATGATCCAGTCCGGCGAGATCAAATACGATCCGAAAAGCGCTGACCCCGCCAATATCCAGCGCGGGCGGATCGAGGCGCCAATCGCGGTGCTGCCGCAAGAACTTTCGGAGGCCATCGGCGCGGAGTCGCAGGTGGTGCGATTTTCGGTGGCTACGGCGGCCAAGCAAGCGCGCCCCGAAAAGGGGCGCGGGCATTTCAAGCCGAAGGACTACACAAAGGTTCAGGCGCTGATCGACAAAGGCGAGGTTCTTCGCCAGGCGGACGGTCGCGATCTTGTTTTCCAGGGTGTGGTCGCCGGCGAGCCGTGGTTGATCGTCGTGCGCCGCGCCGCATCGAAGCCGAACGAAGTTCGGCTCGTGACCATGCACCGGACCAATGAAAAGGACATGGAGCAGAACCGGCAGCGCGGCGATCTGGTTCGGCGTGGGGAGGAGTAACCGGGCGGAGGGGCGGTACTCCCTCGCAGCGCATGGCTGGCGCACCAATGTCTCGCCCGGCTGACCGAATATAGTCTTTTCGGCGCTCGAAGGCAAAAGTTGCAGGGAGGCCCGCTGAAGCCTATGCTCGCTTCGCCGCTCCAACGGCAGCGCTTCTTCGCCGAAGGGCCTGTACGGCTTTCAATGGCCTTTTAACGGCGAAGTTTTTCGGCCTCCTTTCCTGACATCCGCGACCGGCGCGCACGAAGGCGTGGAGGGGGCGCGCGCCCCCATCAATTCGGGATCGGCGGAGCGCGATTGTCGCCGGGCCATGACGAACAGCGCCCGTCCTTTCCTCGCCCATAATTCCGACGACGCCAACGCGGCTTTCGGCGCGGCGGTGGCGCTGTGCGCCGAGGTCGCCACGGACGCGCCCGAATGGGTCGAGTTGCTGCCGCAGGGACCGCGCCTCCAGGGTATCGATGGGCGCGCCTGGACGCTGTCCGATCCTGAAAAACTGCTGGTCGCTTTCAACCGGCGCCGTCTCGCGCTGCCGATCGATTTCGAGCACGCGCAATTCATCAAGGCCCCGCAGGGCGAAGTGGCCCCGGCCGCCGGCTGGATTGAGGCGCTGGAGATCCGCAACGGCAAGACCTTCGGGCGCGTCGCCTGGACGCAGAAGGGCTCCGCCGCCATCAATTCCCGCGAGTACCGCTATCTCTCGCCGTCGTTCACGCATGACGCCAAGGGCGAGGTTATCGAGATCGTCGGCGCGGGCCTCGTCAATCGCCCCAATTTCCGACAGGCCGCTCTTAATCAAGAGGCAACATCAATGAAGGAACTGCTCAAGAAGCTCGGCCTCGCCGAGGATGCGACCGAGAACGACGCCATCGCGGCGGTCGATCGGCTGCAGGCCGCGCACAATGCGCAGAAGCCCGACCCGGCGCTGTTCGTGCCGCGCGCCGATTACGAGCTGGCGCTCAACCGGGCTTCGACGGCCGAAAAGCGCATCGTCGACGATGGCGCCGCCCGCCTCAAGGCTGCAGCCGAAGCCGCCGTCGAGCAGGCCATCAAGGATCGCAAGATCGCGCCGACCTCCCGCGAATATCATCTCGCCAATTGCGCCGACCAGGCCGGCTTCGACCGCTTCGCCGCCATGGTGAAGGACTTGCCCGCGCTGCTGCCGGACGTCGACCTCTCGAAGACCGCCGCGCAGACCGGCGTCGCGCTGAACGCCGAGCAGCAGGCCGTCGCCGTGGCCATGGGCCTCGACGACAAGGCCTTCGCCGAATTTCTCGCCAGCCAGAAGAAGTAAGGACGCAAAATGGCCGCTCTCACCGCCGGGCGTCTGCCCAAGGCTCTCCTCAACCGCACCTCGCGCCGCTTCCCGGTCAAGGGCGGGATCGTGATCTGGGAAGGCGGCATGGTCGCGCTGTCGGGCGTTGGCGCCGCCGCCGTCGCCGTGCCGGCCTCCGCCGCAGCGGCGCTGAAGGTCGTCGGCGTCGCCGATGGCACCGCCGACAATCGCACCGGCCTTGATGGCGCGGCCAACGTCTCCGCCAATCTCGGCGCCTACCTCATGAACAACGACGCCGCCGACCCGGTGACGATCGCCGATATCGGCGCCCCCGTCTACGTCACCGACGACAATACGATCGCCAAGACCAGCGCTTCGGGCGCGAAGCCGGTGGCGGGCACTCTCTTCAATATCGACCCCACCGGCGCCGCCTGGGTGAAATTCGACTGAGCCCGGAAGGCTAGGAGCGCACGATGCCGAAAATTATCACTCCCTCCGTCCTGGACGCGATCTTCCAGGGCTTTAATTTCCAGTTCAACGCCGGCTTCAAGGGCGTCACGCCGACCTGGAGCAAGGTCGCGATGGAGACGTCCTCCAGCGCCGAAGCCGAGAACTACGGGTGGCTCGGCCAGATGCCGCGCATCCGCGAATGGATCGGCGACCGCGTCGTCAATTCGCTGGACAGCTTCGGCTACCAGATCAGGAATAGGACTTTCGAGTCCACGATCACCGTCAAGCGCGAGCAGATCGAGGATGACAAATACGGTCTGTTCAATCCGCTGTTCAGCGGCCTCGGTCGATCCGTCGCGCAGTTCCCCGACGAACTGGTCTTCGGCCTGTTCCCCAACGGTTTCAGTTCGCGGTGTTTCGACGGTCAGAACTTCTTCGACACCAACCATCCGGTGAAGGACGACAAGGGCAACGTCACCGTCGTGTCGAACGTCCAGACCGTCCAGGCTCCGACCAACGCCGCCTGGTATCTGCTCGACACCACGCAGATGCTGAAGCCCTTCATCTTCCAGAAGCGCCGGGCTTTCAGCTTCGTCTCCAAGACCGATCCGAACAGCTCCGACCGCGTGTTCGAGCGCAACGAATATGTCTATGGCACGGACGGCCGCTGCAACGCTGGCTACGGCTTCTGGCAGTGCGCTTTCGCCTCCAACGCGCCGCTGACCCGCGCCAATTTCCGCGCCGCGCGTCAGGCCATGATCAACTTCAAGGCGGACTTCGGCCGTCCGCTCGGCATCGGCCCGAACCTGCTGGTGGTCGGCCCGTCGCTGGAGCAGGTGGCGCGCGACTTGATCAAGTCGAAGTTCCTGCCGGTGGATGGAGTCCCCGGCGGCTCCGTGCAGTCCGGCGCGCTCGGCATGATCGACAACACCGACATGGACCTGGTCGAGGTCTTCATGTCGCCCTGGCTGGCGTGAGGGGGCGGACATGGCGAAAGACCCCAAGACGCCTACCGCGCCGGTCAGCTCGGATCAGGACGCCCAGGACGCACTCCAGAAAGTTGTTTCTGCGCTGCGGGCCGGCGAACCCGGCGAAAAGGTGAAGGTGCGCGGCCCCGAAGACGGTCGCTGGCGCGGCGGCATCCAGTTCGGCCCGACCGAGGTCGAGATCGATCTCGGCGAAATCTCCGCCAAGGCCTGGGCCGAGATCGAGGCGGACAGCTACCTCGACGTGCGCTGGCCCGAACTGGCGCCCGCGCCGGAACCCGAGAAAGCCTCCGAATCGAAGAAGGAACCGGAGGAGGTCCCCGAACCGAAGAAAGCTTCGGAGCCAGCGCCGGAGCCGGCCAAGGCTCCCTGACCGAATTCGGGCGCGTGTCCGTCGCGCCCGGATAGCGCCGCCTCATGGGCGCTCCTCCCTGACTGCCGGGGCTTCGGCCCCGGCTCTTTTCCGACCGAGGACTGGCCATGGCCTATGCGACAATCGCCGACATCCGCGCCAAATGGTCCGCCGAGGCGGTCGACCTGCTTGCCTGGGACGACGCCGCGCAGGCGGCCAACGAAGATCGGATTTCCGGCGCGCTCGACGCCGGCGCGGCCATCATCGATTCCTATCTCGGCCGGCGCTACAAGCTGCCCGTCTCGCCCTATCCCGACGCCGCCATCCTGCTGCGGGGCTTTTGCTGCGATCTCGCCATGGGCCAGCTCGCCAACACGCCGGCGACCCGCAACGAGATCATCATCGGCGCCGAGAAAGCGGCGCTCGCCTTCTTGCGCGATCTGTCCGAAGGCAAGGCGACGCTCAACATCATTCCGCCGCCGGAAGCCGGAACGCCGATCGGGCCGGACGAGCCGGTGCTGATCGACGACGCGGGCGATTGCATGCGCCGCCGCCTGCGGAGGCTGTGATGAGCGGCGTCGGCTTCAAGCTCGAAATTGCGGGCCTCGACCAGGCGGTCGCGCGGCTGAATGCGCTCGGGACGATCCATTTCTATGAGCTGCTCGACCGGCTGTCAGCCATCGGCAAGACGCAGACCGAGAAACGCATCCGGTTGGAAAAGACCACGCCCGATGGCAAGGCGTGGCCGAAAACCACGGACGGGCGCGGCGCGCTCTATGTAACCGGCGCCTTCGCGCACAATTACATTCAGGCGGAAGTCTCCGGCGACGACGCCGTGTGGGGCTCAGGCTGGAAAGCCGCCCGTATCCACCAGTTCGGCGGCGTCATTCGCCCAGTGAACGCCAAATGCCTCGCCTTCAGCATCGGCGCCAAGAAGATCTTCGCCAAGGCCTCGAAAATCCCGGCCCGCGCCTATCTGGGCGTCTCCGCCGAAAACGCGAGGGAGCTTGAAGCCGCCGCCGTCAAATTCATCGGCCTGAGGTTGACCGCATGACAGCGTCCCTGTTCGACTTCCGCCAGGCGGTCCTCGACGCCATCTCGGCGACGCTGCCCGGCGTCACCGTCGAGACCCATGGCGGGACGTTCACGCTCGACGAACTGAAGCGCTATTCGGTGCGCGCGCCGATCGCCGTGCTCGCGCTGGTCGGCTTCGGCCGCGTCGGCCGGGCCAGCGACGGCCGCGTCCAGCTGCCGACGCGCTGGGCGCTGGTCATCATCGCGAAAGACGAGATCAAGGGCGGCGCCAAGGTCGATCGCAACATGGCCGCCGCCGCCATGGCAGGCGCCATGACGCTGGCGCTCGAAGGCAATCGGTTCGCGACGGCCGGCGCGCGCCGGCCCGAGGATTTGGCCGCGCAAAACGAATATTCGGGCGGAGCCGATCTCGCCGGCGTCGCCATCTGGCAGGTCAACTGGACCTCGCCGCTCAAGGTCGGCGCGATGATCGACCCCGACACTTTCGCGGCGACCGATTTCGGCGTGATCGAGGCGGACGCGATCAAGGCGCTCTCGGACATCTGGATCAACGGCGTCCCGATGTCCTCCGGCGACGAAATCCTGCCCGATCTCGCGGTCGGCGCGCCCGACGTCGCGCCGCTGCCGACCTTCAAGCGCAATGGGGGCGTGGGATGAGCGACGCCATCGCCGCGCTGCAGGCGCAGATCGACGACATGGCCTATCTCCTCTCCGAGATGGAGCGGCGGCTGCATCTCGCCTCGGGCATGCAGGGCGTCGTCAAGAGCTACGACAAGGCCAAGCACACCGTCGTGGTCGATCTCGGATACGACAGCCACGATATCCCGGTGACCAATTCCAATGGCGACGTCTCCCCGCTCGCCAAGGGCGACCTCGTCCATGTGCATTGCCCCTCCGGCGACATGGCCAACGCCTATTGCACGCCGGCCGGCTATTCGGGCCAGCAGAAGCCGCCGGCCACTGACGGCGCCAAGGTGATGTCGAAGCCCGGCGGCGGCCAGTTCAAGAGCGTCGACGGCAATGCCGCCCATGTCGTCGCCGGCGGCGTGACGCAGCTCGTCCTGGAGCTGGGCGGCCAGAAATTCACCATCAAACCCGAAGCCCTGAACCCTGCTTAAAGGAGGCTTGAATGCCCGTTTTGGACCGCTCGCCAAAGGCGCTGCCGACCGAAGTCTATGTCGTCATCGAGGAGGTGCAGAACCTGCACATCGCCGGCCGCAAGGTGCGGAAGGGCGATGAAATCACGCTCAGCGCGCCGCTCGCCGACCATTGGCTCAACGAGGGCGTGATCAAGCTCAAGAGCGACGTCGAGGCCGCCGCCAAGCAGGCCGCCAAGAGCACGGAAAAGACCGCCGACAAAGGCGCCGCCTCCGCCACCACGGACAAGGCGGCCTCCTGATGCGCGTCGGGCTCGATCGCAGGACTGGCGAAGTGTTGACCGGCTGGGATGAATGCGCCCAGTCGCTCGGCTGCATCGCCGAGACCGCGATCGGCTCGCTCGTGCTCAACCGGCAATTCGGGTCGGATATTCCCGGCCTGCAGGACCGGCCGCAGAATGGGGCGACGCTCGGCGACTATTTCACCGCGCTCGCCCGCGCCTTCGCCGCCTGGGAGCCGGCCTTTCGGCTGACGAAAATCACGCCGGTGCGGCTCGGAGGCGACGGCGTCGCCGGCTTCGACATCGCCGGCATCTTCTATCCCAACGGCCACCTCGGCGACTATTCCAACCCGCAGGGCCAAGTGGTGCGCGTCGCCCCGGCCGGCATGATCAAGGTGGCTGCCTGATGGCGACGCTGCCGTTCGACCTTTCCGCGCTGCCGGCGCCCGAGGCGCTTGAGACCTGGACGTTCGACCAGATTTTCCAGGCCTCGGTCGCCGACGTCGTGGCGCGCCTGAACGCCGCCGAAATCCCTTATAATGTCGACAAGCTGGTCGCCAACCCGATGAGCTTCGTGGTCCGGGGCGCCGCTTATCGCGAAGGGCTGATGCGTCAGCGGGTGAATGATGCGGTGCGGGCGGTGCTCGCTCCCCTGGCGCAGAAGGCCGATCTCGACAACGTCTGCGCCCGCATCGGCGTTCAGCGCCTGCTGATCCAGCCCGCGACCGACACGTCGGATGCGATCTACGAGAACGACGCGCAGCTGCTGCGCCGCTATCTCCTCGCCTTTGACCGGCCGGCGGCGGGCTCGGCCGACAAATATCTATACGAGGCCTATACGGCGTGGCCGGACATGCTCGACGCCGCCGTGCGCGGATTCGAGACGCATGGGCGGCGCGGCGATATCGACCTGGTCGTGATCGGCCCCGGCGGAGCGCTGCCGACCGATACGCAGCTCGCCGCAGTGCGCGCGGCGGTCAACGCCAGCGGCGTGAAGGGCGAGGCGACCTCCATGACCGTGATGGCGGCCAGGCGCACGCTGTTCGATGTGTCCATGCTGCTCGACATCCCGGAGGGGCCGGACCCCGCGACTGTGATCGCCGGCGCTGAGAAGCGCGTGACGGCGGCGGCGGCCGAGCGCATGGTGGTCGGCGGCCAAGCGCCGCTAGATCTGCTGTTTGGCGCGGCCTATGGCCCCGGCGTGACCAAGGTGACGCGGATCGCGCCCGCAGCGGACATCCTGCCCGATCCCTATGCCGTGCCGGTCATGACCGGCCTGTCGGTCAAGCGGGCGGAGGCGTCATGAGCCCCGTGAGAATCCTGCCGCCCACCGCCACCGCTTTCGAGCAGGCGATCGAGACCGGGATCGGCTATGACCTGCCGGTCCCCGTTCGCCAGGTCGTCGATCCCGCGCAAACGCCGGCCGATTTCCTGCCGTGGCTCGCCGGGCATGAGTCCGTCGATTTGTGGTTTTCGGATTGGTCCGAGGCCCGCAAGCGCACGGTCATCGCCAACGCCTGGCGCGACGCGGCGTGGAAGGGCACGCGCGCCGGCGCCGTCGCCTTCCTCTCCTATGTCGACGCCGAGCTGCTCGACGTGGTCGCCTATCCGCGCCCGTTTATCGTCGGCCGCGCGGCGATG